CTTGATATGGGCAAACGACTCGGAAGGTTCATTACCCATTACAGGGACGAGTTCTTTCGTCCCGACAAACGCAATGGTCAAGTGATTTTTTCCTACAAGCCTAAAGAAGGTGCAGAAGAAGAAATCTACAGACGAATTTCCGATATAACCATTTCGATGAAAAGCACCGACTACCTCGAAATGCCTGAATGCATTATAAATGAGGTTGAGGTCAGCCTTTCGGAAAAAGAAATGAAAATGTATAACGGATTGAAAACAGACCTCGTTCTTGCGATTGCCAATAAGGAAATCGATGCGGTGAACGCAGGAGCCTTGAGCAATAAACTCTCCCAAATGGCAAATGGAGCAGTTTATGACGAGAATAAAAACTATATTGAAATCCACGACCGCAAACTTGATGCCCTTGAGGATTTAATCGAACAGGCAAACGGCAAACCCGTACTTGTGGCATATTGGTTCAAGCATGATCTTGAGCGAATCAGAAAAAGGTTCGATGTGAGGGAAATAAAATCCTCGAAGGACATAGTCGATTGGAATAATGGCAAAATTCCTGTTGCTGTCATTCATCCGGCTTCAGCAGGTCACGGGCTCAATATCCAAGAAGGCGGTTCGACCCTTATTTGGTTCGGTCTCACTTGGAGCTTGGAATTATACCTTCAAACCATCGCCCGTTTGTGGAGACAAGGTCAAAAATCCAAAACTGTGGTAATTCACCACATTATTGCCAAAGGTACAAACGATGAGCGAATTATGAAGGCTCTTCGTGAAAAGGAAATAACCCAAGATGCGTTAATGGACGCAGTAAAGGCAGAGATTGGAGGGATATGCCTATGACAAAAGAAGAGCTTTCACAGCTCTATTACTTAAACCGGGAAATTGAGGAACAGCAGCGCCGATTGGAGGAACTTGAAATACTCGCAACTTCCTGTACCGCCCAAATAACAGGTATGCCGAGAGTGCCGTGGAATTCCGACAAAGTGGCAAAATATGCCGCTGAAATAGCCGACTTAAAAGCACTCCTTGATTTGAACCTTAAAAAGTGCTTCTATGAGTTCAACCGCATTAACCGCTATATAGAAACCGTGGAAGATTCCCAAATGCGTATGATATTGGCACTCCGCTATATCAACGGATTAAGTTGGCGGCAGATAGCCTTCAGCATTGGCGGTGGTAACACCGAGGACGGTGTCCGTAAGGCACACGACCGCTTTCTTGCAAAAAATTAAAAGTTGTCCGTTTTGTCCGCTTCACCTATGCTATAATGGTAGTGTCGAAAGATAAGCCTTCGGGGTGCAACATACCCGGAGGCTTTTATTATGCCCGAAAGCGAGGTGAAACAATGCCCAAGAAACCCAAGCGACCGTGTTCTTACCCCGGCTGTCCCAAGCTTACAGATGGGCGGTTCTGTGATGAACACCAACGACAAGAGAACCAACGCTACGAGAAGTACGACAGAGACCCTGCTGTACGCCGTAGGTATGGCAGAGCTTGGAAGCGAATCCGTGACCGACACATTGCAGCAAATCCGTTGTGTGAGGAGTGCAAGAAGCACGGCAAGCTGACTCCTGCCGAGGAGGTTCACCACATCCTTCCTCTTTCCAAAGGTGGAACACACGCAGCAAACAATTTGATGTCGCTTTGTAAATCTTGTCACTCCGAGATTACAGCTCGTGAAGGTGACCGTTGGAATGGTAACCGGGGGTAGTCAAATCTCTACACCTTTTCATCCGTGCAACGGGCGTGGGCTTTCGTGTGCAAAAATCGGAAATCAAACGGGGTATTAACCCCCAAGCAGAAAACGAGGTGAATTCAAAGTGGCAAAAGACGGTACAAACCGTGGCGGTCAGCGTGTCGGTGCAGGCAGAAAGCCAAAGGCTCTCACCGACAAAATCGCAAGCGGAAAAGCAAACTCCGCTTCAGTTATAACTCTGCCTGAACCTGTCAGCTTTGAGGGTGTGGATGTACCGCCTATCAAGGAATACCTAAAGGCTGAACAGAAAAGCGGGAAAGACCTATGTGCCGAAGCAGTCTACAAGGACACTTGGTTATGGCTTCGGGAGCGTGGCTGTGAGCAGCTTGTTAACACACAGCTCATTGAGCAGTATGCGATGAGCGTGTCGAGATGGATTCAATGTGAGGAGTGCATTTCTGAATATGGCTTCCTTGCAAAGCATCCGACAACGGGTAATGCGATAGCCTCTCCTTATGTTGCGATGAGCCAAACCTATATGAAACAGGTCAATCAAACTTGGTATCAGATATACCAAATCGTAAAAGAGAACTGTTCTACGGAATATGGTGGCACGAATCCGCAGGACGATTTGATGGAGCGTTTACTCAACGCTCGGAAAGGACGATAGTATGGCAATAAGTTATAAAACAGCGGAGAGTGTCTGCAAAGGACACCCCGATAAACTCTGCGACCTTATCGCAGACAGCATTCTTGACGAGTGCTTAAGAAAAGACAGAAACTCCCGTGTTGCCTGTGAGGTTATGGCAACGGGACACAAAATCATCGTTTCGGGTGAAATCACCTGCTCCAAGAGAATCGACATCCGTCTTGTGGTTCGTGAGACATTACGCAAGGTCGGTTATAATCCTATGCTTTACCTTGTTTATGTTTTCGTACATAAGCAAAGCACAGACATTGCAGGCGGTGTAAACAAATCTCTTGAAGTCCGCAACAAAAACGCACAGGACTATTTTGCTTCAGTCGGTGCGGGAGATCAGGGTACCGTGTATGGATATGCCACGATAGAGACTTGGAATAAACTCCCTCTCCCGGTAGTCTTGGCAAACAACATCTGCAAGGAACTTGACCTTGCTATGCACAACGGAACTATTGAGGGCATCGGCTTTGACGGAAAAGCACAGGTAACTGTTGAGTACGATGACGGCAAACCAAAACGAATCACCAATGTCATTGTATCGGTTCAGCATAAGGCTGATAAAAACCTCAAAGACCTCCGCCGCGAAATCGCAACCGAAATCCTGTATCCTCTTTTCGATAGGTACAAAATGAATAAGGATGCAGAAATTCTCGTGAATCCCTCCGGCAGATTTGTCAAGGGCGGTCCCTCTGCGGACACGGGTCTTACGGGCAGAAAAATTATGGTCGACACCTATGGCGGTCTCGCTGCACATGGTGGCGGAGCATTTTCCGGGAAAGACCCAACGAAAGTAGACCGAAGCGGTGCGTATATGGCAAGAGCCGTAGCTCGTAATATTGTAAACGCACATCTTGCCAATGAATGTCAGGTCGGCATTTCTTATGCCATCGGCAAAGCTGAACCTACAGCTATTGAAATCAACACATTCGGAACTGCAAAAGTAGATGAAGAGATTATCCGCAAAGTTGTACTTGAGGTGTTCGACCTCCGTCCGGCTGCGATTATTTCTCTATTGAAACTTCGCAGTCCTTTTTATTCTGAAACTACAGCCTATGGTCATTTCAACGGCTACAAAGGTTCGTGGGAGGAACTTGATAAAACAAAAGAAATCTGCGAGGCGGTGAGCAAGTATGTTGATTGAGAAAATCAAAGCAACTGAGCTGCTCCCGGCTGACTATAACCCTCGAAAAGATTTGAAACCGGGCGATGCCGAATATGAAAAATTAAAACGCTCCCTTGAGGAGTTCGGATATGTAGAACCCGTCATTTGGAACAAGACCACGGGCAATGTCGTGGGCGGTCACCAAAGGCTCAAGGTTCTGCTTTCCATGGGAATGACAGAAATCGACTGTGTTGTTGTGGAACTTACTCCCGAAAAGGAAAAAGCTCTCAATGTAGCTCTTAACAAAATCAGCGGTGATTGGGACAAGGACAAACTTGCTCTTTTAATATCCGACTTGCAAGGGGCAGACTTCGATGTGTCACTTACGGGTTTTGAGCCTGCCGAAATTGATGACCTTTTCAAAGACACCCTCAAAGACGGAATCAAGGACGATGACTTTGATGTTGATGCCGAGCTGAAGAAACCCACAAAAACAAAACTTGGTGATGTGTGGCTTCTCGGCAGACATAAGCTCGTCTGCGGTGACAGTACAAATGCTGACACCTTTGCTTTGCTTATGGGTTCTGAAAAGGCAAATCTTGTAATTACCGACCCTCCGTATAATGTGAACTACGAAGGCTCTGCCGGGAAAATCAAAAACGATAATATGGCTGATGAGAATTTCTACAAATTTCTTTTTGATGCCTTTACCAATACTGAAAACGCAATGGCAGACGATGCGAGCATTTATGTGTTCCATGCCGACACCGAAGGCTTGAATTTCAGAAAGGCATTCAATGACAGCGGATTCTATCTTTCCGGCACTTGCATTTGGAAAAAGCAATCTCTCGTTCTCGGTCGCTCTCCTTATCAATGGCAACACGAGCCTGTGCTGTTCGGTTGGAAAAAGAAAGGAAAGCATCAATGGTAT